CGGCCGCGATCGCCATGTCCGCTCGGAGGATTGTGAGGGGGTAGGGGTGCGTGTACTTCTAGAGAGCCACTAGCTTCTATAGAGCCAGTCGCCCAGCCCCGTCGCATGCGCCGCACGGATGACCTGCCCAAGCGAGGCCGCTGCCCTGACAGCGATCGCATTCGATCTCGCCAGCGCGGCGCTCCTGCGCGGCATCGCCTTGTTCCGGCGTGGTTACGTCTGCGTCAGAATCCATCACGAGGCGGGTGCGTGACACAAGCTCGTCGCGGCATCGCTGGACGTCGTGCACCGCAGCGCGCAGCTCGAGGGCTGACATCTGCAGCGAACAGATCGAGCACGGATCGCAGGGCGAGTCACGCCGTGAATGGTTGAACGACGGACGCTGTCGAGATGCCAGCTCGAGCGGCAACTTCGAAACGAACGACATGAACAGCTCGGGTGCGCAGTCCAGGAAGAGCTGCAATGCGAACGCGGCCTGATGTTCACGCAACGCATCCGCTGCGACCTCATGCCATCCGCTCTCGAAGTGCGCCGTCGGCGCGTGTCGCGCGAGCACCATGTCCATCGCATCGCGTACGGACTTGTCGTGCGCCATCCTGCGCGTGATCTCGTCGCGCATCCGCTCGAGGTCGCCGGCGTCAGCCAGATCGTGGAGCTGGTGCCAGAGGAGCTCGCGAAAATCGGGAGGTGTCTCCTCGATCGAATCAGGGATCAACACGAGCCGCAGCTCGTCATGGCACGTCACGAGCGCGAGGTGAGAACGCCGCACGGTGTCTCGCCAGGTCTGAAGCACGCGCGCGAGCGACATGCAACGCGAGCACACGATGCGTACGTTGGGCGGTTTGCGCTCCTCGATATCTGTTTCTGCCATCACTGCATCGATCGCAGCTCTGCCGCGCGCTGCGCCCACAATTGGATCTGATTCTCGGCGAACGCGAATGCATCCTCGAGCTCAGCGTCGGTCGGCTCGGGAACGGTGAGCGCGCATTTGATGCACGTCAGCGAGGCACGCGGCTCAACGCCCCATCGAGACGGACCACGGTGCGCGCCCTCGTAAAGCTCGCGCACAGCTTTGTAGAGCGTCTCGACCGGAGGACCTTTCGCATCCTCGAGGATGTTGTCGGGCACGAGGATGTTGCCGGCCTCCTTGCAGCGGAAGCTGACGCGCAGCGCTTGCTCACCAGTAAGGCGCGCGATGGACCACTCTGATCCCGAGCGCTGTCGGAGGATACGTACGAGTGCATCTGCGTAGCCGTAGATCATGGCGCTCGGGGAGGCATCAGATCCTCGGCTGTGTAACCGAGCCGCTCGAGCTTGGCGAGCGCCTTCTCGGCGATGACCCGAGCGCGCTCGTCGCTTACGCCGAACAGCGCGCCGATCTCGGCGTAGGTCAGCTTTTCGCCCGACTCGGCGATGTCGAGCGCGCATGTCATGCGCGTGTGTGGCTGCAGCGCGCTCGCCGGCGCGCCGCCCCGCTCCTGCAGGTGACGCCGACCAGGGCGCGCCTCCGCTTCCTGCAGCCACAAATGGAAGCGGCAACGCAGGTACGGGCATGGTCTCGGACCGTCGCGGCAATCGCCGCGCGTCGCCGGAACGCCAGGCTTGATCTCCCAGTCCTCGGGTAGCGCGAGCTCGCCGGCGCTGTACAGCCGCAGATTGGGGGAGCGCTTCGCCTTGCCGCCGATCGCGAGCTCGCCGGCGTGCTGCGCGGCCTCGGGACGCGTCTTACGCATCGCCGCGCTCCGGCAGGGCGGGCACGATCCGGCGCAGTACAGCGGCTCCTGCGCGCGCACGGGGCTCGCGGCTGCGGTCGCCGAGCTCGGCCAGGACCTCGAGGGCGACCAGGTCGCTCTCGGGCAGGCGCACAGCCTGCGACATGCACGACGCGGTGCGGTTCGCCTCGCGCGGCATCGGGCGCATGTTCGAGGCCTTCGCGAACGCCTGCTCGAGCTCGGCGCGCTGGTCGCGCTGGCTGCGCTTGGCGAGCTCGGCCGCGGCCGTCACCGACATCTCCCCGATCTCGACGCGCTCGACGAGCTCGGGGACGCCCTTGGTCAACACGCGCCGCGCGCGCTCGACCGAGGACTCGCCGACGTTCAGAACGTGCGCCGCCTCACGTGATGACAACGCCGTCTGACGGCGGAGTTTCGACGGGCGGCCGCGCGGCAGCAAATCGAGCTTCGCGGCGACGATCGCGCGCTGCGACTCGTTGAGCATGCGGCGCTGCAGGTTCATGGAGATCACGAACGAGATCGGATCGCCATGCTCGAGCAGTCGAAACCGCGGCGTGACGCCGAGCTCGGCGCACGCGCGCAAGCGGTTGCGCCCGTCGAGGATCAGCTTTCGAACGCCGGCGCGCCACAGCCAGATGTCCTCGAGCTGTCCGTTGCGTTTGATGTCCGTCGTGAACGCCTTGAACGCTTCGCCCGTCATCAGCGGGAACGCCGCCAACGCGGGATGAGACTCGTACTGCACAGAGATCCTGCCCGTCGCCTCGAAAGCCCGGCTCCACCACGATGCCGAGCGACGACGTTTCAGCGAGCGTCGATCACGCCGCGTCGGCTGTCGACGGTGTCAACCGGATGCACTGCGTCGAGCCCGGGCAATCCGGCGCCCCGCACCGATACCCCACCGATACCCGATCGCAGAACGCGCAGCATCCGCGAGCTCGGCGAGCAGCTCGAGCCTTCCTGTGCGATGCGGCCGAGCTCGCGTTCGCCTTGCTCTGGTGCGCTGAGCACAGGTTCGTGTCGTTCGCCGGCGCACCGCATTTCGTGCACCGCTGCGTGAGCAACCTGTTCAGCTCGAGCGCCGTCACTTCAACCGACGATGGTAGCGCGTCGCCGGCGGAGTTCGGCGGCGCGGTCGTGTAGGAGAACGACGCAGATACCGACACCAGCACCGATCGGCGCGCCGAACGCGGCGCCGGCGAGCCCGGCGATCAGCATCCAACCTCGACGGTCCACGCGTTGGGAGCGACGAGAACATGCTGGACGCCGCCGCCGCTGGTGAAGTGATCGAGGTGCTTCGCGATGACCTCGGGCGCGAGGTGCGCGCGCGCCAGCGCTTCCCAATCGGTGTTCGGCTTTAGAATGCGTGTCTGCAGCGCGATCGTCCCGAGCGTCGAGATGAAGTACTCGACGCCGTGCTCGTCAAAAGCGCCCTTGACCACGCTGCGCGCGAGCTCGAGGTTGCGGTCGGCGATCTTGGCGTCCTGGTAGAACGCTTTCCACTGCGCGAGGACCTTCTCGATCTGGGGCGTCGCAATCACGCCACGCCCGTCGGAGGTTCGCTGCGGCCGTGCGCTGCGTTTGGCGACCTTGCCGATAGGACGTTTCACACGGCGCGCCTGTTTCGCCATCGTGGGCGAACGCTGCGCGGGCGCGAGCTCCCGCCCAACGATAAGGCCCCGGCGATCGCGCGCTGGATCGCGCCGATTGGTCGCTACCGCGGGTTCCCGGCGACTCCTAGGAAATCCGCGCGCGCGATCGCCAGGAAAGCTATTTGTCGACGGGCGCGAGCCGGTTGGCGCGCGCGACCTCGACATGCATCGTCAGCCAGCCGCCGCCTCGAGATCCGTACGCCGAGACCTTGAGGTCGTAGCAGTGCGGCGAGGACGAGTCGGCCTCGAGATGCTTGGCCGGGAACTCGTCGATCGCGACGAGACAGCGCTCCTTGCACGCGAGCACGTCGGCCGCCTCGGCGGTGCCCTCGTAGCGCTTCGCTTCGCGATCGAACAGCTCGCTCGCCTGCGCGCGCACATCGTCGACGGATGGCCCCTGCGTGTTGAAGCTCCAGCTCATGCGCTCGAGCGTCGACGCGCTCGGCCTCGGCGCCAACGGTTAAGTTCCGAGCGCGACGTTGGCGATCGGAACCTCGTGCTCCACGAGCTCGCCGCCGAGCGAGAGCGCCTCGGGCAGCGTGCCGGTCTCGACGTTGACGGTGATCCCGTTGCCGCCGTCCTGCGCGACCGCAGCGACGACAGCGGACAGGTAGACGCGATCGCCGATCTGGAGCTCGGCGCCGTGCTTGGACTTGGGCATGCGCTCGACCGTGGGGGGAGCCGCGCCTCGTGCCAACCCTTACCCGAGCGGTCTGACGCTGCCGGGATCGGCACTGAACACGCGAACAGATTCAGCGCGTTGCGCGCCGCGATCGGCGGCGTTTTCAGGATAGGGGTTTTGAAAGGTCCGCGAGCCGGCGCGAGACCGTCGCCGCGCTGATGCCGAGCTCGGCGGCGATCGACTCGATGGACAGGCCGCGCTCGCGCATGCGCAGCGCGCGCGCGACCGGGAACCGCGCCGGCGGCCGCCCGATCCGCGCGCCGTGTCGCTGTGCGCGCGCCATCGCACGAAGCGATGCCTCGCGGTGAGCGCTGCGCTCGACGTTCGCGAACGCGGCGACGATCTCGGCGATCGTCGATGGCGCTGCGGTGTCGATCCCATCGGCCAGAGCGACGAAGCGGAACGTCGAGAGGTCGAGCTCGAGCATGCAGACACAGAACGCATGCAGCGATCGAAACAGGTGATCAACGCGATGAACGACGACGGCGCTGTAGAGGTGCGATCGCATCGCCGAGATCAGCGTGCTTGCCGCGTCCGTTCCGCTGAGGTCGCGAAAGCTCGCTGCGCGTTGCCATCCTTGGCGGATCACGAACTGCTCGATCTCGTCCGCGATCGGCGCTGCGTTGGGGTGATCGGCCGGAAGGCGCAGATACGTCGCTACGCTCGTCATGGTGCCTACGAGAGTACGGCGAACGCACGTGCGTCGCAGCGCCTTCGAGCGCTAGGGCGGCCTCGCACCATCGCTCGTCGTCGACGAGCCGAGAGATTGCGTCGAGCAGCTCGGCGAGCTCGTGGAGCACGTCGGCGATCGGCGGGAGCACGCGGTGCGCGAAGATCGGCTGCGCGCGTCGGGATTTGAGGTGTGGTCCCACCCGGAGAGATCCCTTCTCGCCCGGCGATCTAACGCGTTCCACTTCTTGGCAAGTGAGGGTGAACTGTGGATCCATTAGAGTCGGTGACGCGATGCTTGGCCTGGCACCCATGAAGCCCGATCGTCGTGCGAGCGTGAAGCGCGCACGGAGTCGGCGCCGGCGACGTGCAGCGCAGCGCGATGCGGGGCTGTGCATCGAGAGCTCGCCCTCGAAGCCGCACGGCCCGGTGATCGCCGGATCCGGTGGGCGTTGCCGTTCGTGCTTCGAGAAGCTCTCGCACACGCCGGAGGGCCGCGAGAAGCGTGCTGCGGTCGCCCTGCTCGTCCGGTGCCCGGTCTGCTTTCGCGATCCCGGACAGCCGTGCATCGTGATCACGCGTCACCCGTTCAACGCCACACCCGCCGGCGATGCTGCACCACGGCCACACTGGAAACGTGTGCAGCTCGGATTTAACGTAGGCGGCTCCTCGCAGGATGAGGGCGTCGTCGCGTTGACCGGTGCGCCGATTCTGCGACGCGAATCGGAGCCGACGTCCTCGGAGGAGCCGCGTGAGCGATGCCCTCGCTGCGGCGGCCCCATGGTCGGCGGCATCTGCGCGAACACCACGCCGCCGGCGTCCGAGGAGCCCGGCGATGGCTGACACCGCGCAGTCGATCGCCACCGCGATCGCGCTCGCGGCCGCGCGCGACGTGTTCCGCGAGGCCGTCGCCGCCCTCGACGATGCGCACGATCGGTTCGCGCGGTTTCAGCTCGAGTACGACCAGCTCGAGCGGTTTGTCGACGACGCAGGCCGCGCATGGCGCCACTTCGAGGAGCTGTTTCGCGATCTGCTCGTGCGCGAGCGCGCCGAGCTCGCCGAGCTCGCCAACACCGGCCTCGAGCAGCTCGGGCGCGCGGTGATCGCCGCCGAACAGGCGCAGCGCGAGCACACCTGCGTGTGCGGGCACTGCGAGCACGAGCACCAGTTCTCCGACGACAACGGCGCGATCGCCGTGGGCGGTTGCCACGTACCGCACTGCGGCTGCGATGCGTTCACCTCGCGCGCGGAGGCCTCGATGCACTAGCGATCGCGGCGACGACGCCGAGCGGCCGCCCCGCGTCCAGCACACAAGGCGACCTCGCGATCACCAGCGGCTATCACCCGCGATCGCGCGGCCGAAAAGCAACCGCCCCTCCGTTGGTCCAACGCGTCTATCACACGCGCCGGCGGAGGGGCTTTCGGGGTCCGTGCGTCCTTGTCACTGACCCGATGGCGTTGAGTTTCCCCTAGGGGTTTTGAAAGATCAACGCATCGGGAGGCGTGCGGCCCCGGGAGGTAGGACATGTCCGATCCCGGGATCTCCGAGCCGTCCTCACGGCTCGATTCTACACAAAGGTCCAACCAATTCCAGGACCACGGTACGCCGGCCCGCCGGCTCAACGCCCCCCTCGCCTTGCCGCCGGCGCGTGATCGCCGCGCGGCGGCGCGATCGCGCGGGGCACATCCGCGCTGGAGCGGCGGCGCGATCAGCGGCCAGCGCGCGCGCGAGCTCGCCGACCTGCGCACGTTCGAGCGGCTCGCAGAGAGCGACGAGCTCCCAGCGGCCGCGGCGTGCTTGTCGGCGTCGACGCTCGTCGGCATCGTCAACGCCGGTAAGGCGGCGCCGTTCGAGCGCATGCGGAACGCGCGCGCGATCCGCGTCGCGATCGCGTCCGACGGCGATCGCGCGTGCGAGGAGCCGGGCCGCATCGACTGCGCATGCTGCAGCCACGGCGAGCGCGCGTTTCGCGCGCGGTGTCAGGAAGCGCTCGCGTGGATCGCGCGCATCGCCGTCGCGCCGATCGGCGGCTGCGTGTTCGACTGGCTGATCGCGCGGCACGCCGACATGGCGGCGCTGATCGGCTGCTGCGAGACGCTGGCGGCACGGGTGATGCGGCACCTGCACCAGCACCACTACGTGCGCCGCGTGCCGCTGTACGCCGAGGAGCACATCACGCTCCCCGACGGGAAGCGCTACCGCCGCCACGTGCGCGGCCCCAGCGCGTACGCGATCGCGCCGCGCGCGCTCGAGCTCGCCGGGGTCGCGATCGTGATCCCGAAATACCAGGCGTCAGAGAACCAGAGCGCTAGCTCTGGATCTGGTACTCCCCTCCCGGGAGAGCAAGCACAGCGGCGTCGCGATCGACAGGCGGATGCGCTGATCGCGCCGGTATCGCTGCCGACGCCGGCAGCGGTCGTGCCCGACGTAGCCACCATGCCGGCGACGCCGGACGAACGCGTCAAGGCGCGACCTGCAGCGCCCCATGGCTCCGGACGGCAGGGTTCGCTGACACCCGGCGGCGCCGCTCGCGCTCTGCTCGCGCTGCATAAGCGGCAGGACGATGAGCTCGCGCTCGTCCAGCGCAACGAGCGACGTCGTGCCGACGATGCCGTGCGCGCCGAGCGCATCGCGATCCGCAAGGCCTCCGCGCAGCTCGCGCTGGCGGCGCGGGTGGCGAGCTCGCCGGCGAGATCCTCGCGCGTGCTGCTGTCGCACTTGGCGGCCGCCCCGCTGCGCGACGAGAACGGTCTGCCACGGTTCACCGCTGAGGAGCGCGCCGAGCTCGAACGCACGACGAAGCGTGATCCGACGACGCCGGCGACGTCCGACGACGCCGAGACGCTCGACGACGTGCTGAATCGTTTCCGTCGCAAGCACGGGCTCGAGCGCGATTGCACCTGCACCGGGTCATGCAAAGGCGCAGACGGTCTCGCGCCCGGGTGGCGGTGTGCCCTCGAGGATGGAGGTGACCAGTGAGGAAGCGCAATAGCCGGACCGACATCCTGTCACCCGCCGAGCTCGAGGCGATGCGCATCAATACGCCGCGACCGCGGCGCCGCCGGCGTTCGATCACGAGCCTCGAGCTCGCGGCCGCCGTCGAGGCTGCGTGTCGCGCGTTACGGCGCGGCGAGCCCGGTCCGATCGAGCGGCAGAACATCGACCGCATCCGCCGGGGTGCGCTGTGAAATCGCGCAAGGGTCTCAACACTTCCGACGTCGTACGCCGTGCCGAGCGCCAGAGCTGCTCGACATGCGGAGCTCGGCCCGGCGAGTGCTGCGTCACCGACCTTCGTCGCTACATGAACAGGAACGCTCGACGTGTGCTTGCACGCGCGGGGAAACCGCACGCTGCCCGGCTACGCGCCGCCGGCATCGGTATCGGCCGTGGAGGTGCATCGCTCAAGGCTGAGGCACCGGCGACGAAATCCCAGACGACCAAGTCGAGCCGCCGCCGGCGCTCGATCGAGATCTCCCATCCTCGGCCGCGCTTGTCCAGCGGTCGCACGGACGGGAGGTGATCCCGTGTTCCAACTCTACGCAACCGCCGAGGTCGAGCACGGCGCCACGACGAACCGCATCAAGCGCGTACGCATCAAGCCGCCGCGCGTCGCCACGGGACGCAAGCGCTACAGGAAGGAGCCGCGCCCGACGCCGCGCCCGAACATGTATCGGGTCGTGAGCGTGTCGTTCTACATCGACGAGCTCGCGCAGATCGACGCCGCGGCCGAGCGGCTCGAGGTGAGCCGCTCGGAGCTGCTGCGGCGCGCAGCGGCGAGGCTGATCATGAAGCTGGCGATCAAGGTCCGCACGTGCCGCCAGTGCGGATGCACCGAGGACGATTGCAGCGGGTGCATCGCGCGCACGGGCGCTCCGTGCTGGTGGGTCGGCGTGGATCTCTGCAGCGCATGTGCAGGGATCCAGAAACCGATCGGCAAGCGGGGTGCCCGGTGAGGTTCTGCGCTATCTGCACGCGCGAGGCATCGGACCTCGTGCTGTCCGAGGACGGATATCTCGAGTGCGGCGCATGCCGCGACGAGCCGGCATGTGAGAAGCGGGCGACGGATCGAGGCTACGACGTCGCGCGCGCCGACGCGAACGCCGGCGGGAGCTACCGGGCGATCGCCGAGAGCTATCGGCGCCTGCGCGACGAGCTTCCGGCCCGGCAGATGGTCGCCGAGGCCGACCAGCGCGCGGGCATGCTGTCGGTCCCTTCGGAGTCGCAGCGACGAGACCGGACCGAGCTGATTCGCATCGCACGCCGCACACCGAACGGCGGGTGGCGCGACAACAAGGAGGCCTTTGCGGAGGCCCGCAAGCTCGGGTCTGGAACGCTGCGCGTGCTCGGCATGACACGGCACCACTTCGTGTTCGAGATGCAACGCGACGTCTATCCCGAGCGCTCGCTCGCGGATGTCGTCGCTGAACTCGCCGAGCTCGCGAGCTCGGCCCCAACAAGCAAACGCGCCGCGCCTCGCAGGGGACGCGGCAGAGGAGACGCACGATGATCATCGACGGACACACCGTCCTAGGGGCCCAGCGTAGGTGCTGGCGCCGGGAGGATCCCATCAAGCTGCGCAGCGTCGTCGTTATCGGCCGCGCGCAGGTGCAGCTCGCCGCCGCCGGCGGGCTCGAGCATCGCGACGCGTTGCTCGTGGCCAGCACCGATCAGCGCGACCTCGGCACTCGGTTCGTGCTGCTGTTCAGCGCGGATGGGGGCCTGCACCTGATGCCGTGGGAGCCGGCGTCATGACAAACGGGCACCGGATCCGCGAGATCACGAGCCGCGCGCTGGTTGGCGGGTGGATCTCGCTGGTGTGCGAGTGCGGCTGGTACAAGCGCATGTCTCGGCTCCACGACGTGCTCGCGGCGCACGATCGCCACCGCGATCTCGCGCTGAAGATCCTCACGCTGCGGCACGTGAACTAGTGCGCTGCGAAAAGCTCGAGCTCGGCGGAGGTGCGGTCGCGATCGTGTGCTCGCGCGGCCGCCGGCTCGGGCGGTGTGTGGTCTGCCGTCGCGCGCAGGCGGTCAGGCTGTGCGACTACGAGCTCCGGCAGCGAACCCGCGGTAAGACGTGCGACGCCAAGCTCTGCGAGCAGTGCGCCGAACGCGTCGGGCCCGATCGGGACCTCTGCCCGGCGCACGCGCGGCTCGTACGCGCCGCCGGCGTCCAGCCGGAGCTGCTCGCCTCGCCCTACGCGAACGCGATGCACGTGGTCGCCGACCAGGTCGAGCAGAACACGAAGATCGCGCCGCCGGCGACGTCCGATGAGGTCCGCAGCGAGCTCGCGAGCCTCGCGCTGCAGCTGTCGCCCGCCAAGGCGCAGATCCCGGCGACGATGCGGCGCGTGACCGAGGAATGGGAGGAGCGCGCGGCGATCCGGCGCTACCTCGGCGGCATGACACTGGCGGATGCCGAGCGCGAGGCGTTGAGGGACGCGGCCGAGGTCTTGAGCACGCAACGCAGCCTGTTCTGACGTTGGAGCGTTTTGCTCCATCCAGGATCGAGCTGCGTTCTGATAGCGTGGAAGGATGCGCGCCTTCCTAATCTGCGTCATTGCTGCGTGCTCGCCTGGGGCGGAGCGCGAGAACGGTGTGGACGTAGTTAGAGATGCGGCGCTGGTGTTCTGTACGTCCGAAGCAATCCCAACATCCGTCACACCCTTCCGAGCATGCTGGCATTCGTTCTCCGAGTGCGATGCCGCCAAGAGCAGCGCGGAGGCCGAGCGACAGCAGCGGTTCCGCTGTGTGACGACCAAGAACTACGCGTGCATGCAGTTCACCACCAGGACCGAGCAGAAGACGATCGAGATCTGCGCGGCGAGCTACGGTGAGTGCGAGAGCGTTCGTCTGGGCGTGACTGCGGATCCAGAGGTGATGAGCGCAACCGCCTGCAAGATTTTTAGGGCACCATAATCGACCGGACGAACCATGCATTCTTGCCGAACCAGTGCCGGCCGGTCGTGCGCCGGTTCGCCCTACCCTGGTAGGCGGCGACCTCGACGCACTGGATCCGCGACCAGCACTCGGCGACGTCGGGGTCGAATTCGACGCCGTCATAGGCCACGATCCCGGCGACGTGTCCGACCTTGATCCCGGCCGCGCCCGACGCGTAGACGATCATCGCGCCCGGCATCGGCCGCGGCTCGCGCACAAAACACTTCTGCGGCCCGCCGGCGTCCATCCGCATCGAGTCGGTGTTGATCCACCCCTTGTAGATGTGTGCGAACCGCTGCGGCTGGTAGCGATCCCAGCCGCCGGCCCACGCGACGCCGCCGACGCAATCGCACGTCCGGTTCTGCGTGGCGCTCCCCGGGAAGCGCCAGCGCGTTGCCGGATCGGGCGCGCACGGATCGGTGCCGCCGTTGACGGCCACGTCCTGGCCGTCGAGCTCGACGTGCATGCGGTAGAACAGCGTCGGGCAGAAGATCGGCTCGAGCTGCCCGAGCTCGTAGCCGCCGGCGGCGTGGAGCTCGATCGGATCCGTACGTACGTACGAATCGAGCGCGCCGAGCGGGACCTCGCCGGCGAGGTAGAGCAGACGGCGAACACGCTGCTCGTCGGTCAGCGGCACCACCTGCCCGCGCATCACCGCCGCTCCGTGCAGGTCGTGCGCGCGGGCGCCTCGACGCCGATCGCCGCGTGAGGCATGCAGATCGCCGGACCTCGGCCGCAGCACGCCAGGAAGAGCACCGCGACCAACAACGAGAGCCGTCGCATCACCGGTCCTTGGGCGGCTCGGACGGGGAGATCGGGACGATATCGAGGTCGAGCGGAGGCACGTCCGGCGTCGCCGGCGGCGAGAACGATGAGATGGTCGCCTCGGCGCCGGCAGCGGCCGCCGACACAAGCGGTGGGATGAGCCGGCTTGTGAGCTCGGTGAGCACGCGTTCGATCACTTCGTGCACGATGAACTCGACGAGCGACGCGGGTAGCTTGTCGCCGCCGATCCGCGCGAGCTCGGCCTTCGCGCGCTTCTCGAGGTACTCGCGCAGCATCTCCACGTTGGCCGGATCGACTGCGAGCGTGGTCGCGTAGCGGCGCACCGATTCGAGCAGCGCGGACTTGATCGAGGCAATGCTGTGGTGCGCGTGGAGCAGCTTGAGCAGCCCGAAGATGCTACCGACGACGTAGAGCAGTGGAGTGCCGTGATCCGAGAGCCAGGACATGGGAGCCTTTCAGCCGCCGGATACGGCGGTCTTGATCAGGTGTTCGAGGCGCGCGAGGCGATCGCCGCTCTTGCGCAGGAACGAGAGCTCTTCCTTGAGGTCGCGCAGAACCTCGACGGTCTGCCGCTGCAGCTGCGTCTGGAGCCGGAGCTCCTTGACCAGCGGCTCGACGAGCAGCCGCATGTAGAACTGTTGATCACTCGCGCTCGGGGCATCGGGCATCGGCGGCAGCGGTGGCGGATCGGTGTCACTCATCGGAACCTCGGCCGCGCGGTCGCTTGACCACTTGGTAGCCGCCGCGGGCGAGCGGGTTGGTCTGCGCGCGCACTCCGACCGGCGGAGGCGCGGGGAGCGTGGGGATGTCCTCCATGAACTGGCCCAGCCCCGGCGTCTGCTCGGGTTCGATCTCGACCGGGACGCCGCCGGTGCGCGCGCGCGGCAGCGCAGCCCCCGACGGATCCACGAGCGACGTCGCCCGCGCGACGCGGTGCGGCCCTTCGCGATACGGGCCCTGCTCGTCGCGCCAGCGCTCTCGCTCGAGGATGCCAGCGAGCACGACGCGGACCTCGGCGTGCGCCTTCGCGCTGGCGGTGATCTCTTCGCGCACCTTGGCGAGCGCGTCGATCCATTCCTTGATCACCGGGCGCAGTTGCTTGAGCTCCCACAGCACGGCGCCGGCGAACGCCCACACACCGCCGGTTTGCACCCAGCTGGTGACCGAGCCGTCGCTGACGTCCGCCACACGACGACGCTAGGAGCGCCGTCGACGAGGCCCAAGCATTACGCCTCGAACTGATAGAGCGATGCGGCGTACACGCTGCACGTGTTCACACCGTCGCTCTTGAACCGCAGATCGTACTTGGCCACCGTCGCGGGCAGGTTGACGATCGAGGAGCGCCAGGCATTGCCGAACTGGATCAGCACGTCGCCCACCACGACGTTGCTCGAGTCGACGAGCTCGACGTGGCCGAACGAGCCGCCGGCGCTCATGCCGCCATAGGCCTGGAGCACGCAAGGCACCGTCCCGCGGCGCTCCGAGCCTTTCTGGAGCAGGTCGAGCGTGACGCCCGGCGTGCTCGAGCTCGGCGTCGTGCTGGTGTTGTCCACCAGGTTGATCGCCGTGTTCGCGGTGCGTGTTCGCACGCTCGCGTCCTGGTCGACCGTCCAGTGTTCGACGTGCGCGGCGCCGAACTTCCACTGCGAGGTGAGCTGGTTGCTTATCTGCTGCCGCACGCCGTCGAAGATCGGCTGCTGCACCGCGAAGCCGCCCTCGATGTAGCCGTTACCGCTGTCCGCCGGGAACGCTTCCTCGTAGACCGTGATTGCGACGATGCGGGAATCCTGATCGGTGACCTCGCCGTAGAGATCAACCGCGCCCGGGATCTCGACCGGGCTCGTGCCGTCGTTCAGGATCTGGGTCCCGATGCTCATCCAGGCCGGCGTGTCGGGCGCACTACCCGCGGTCGTTCCGGCGTGGACATCCGCGGTGCCCACGACGGCGCCGCCGCTGTCGCGGATCGTCAGGCGCGCGTAGGAGTCGGTCGCGCCCGGCGAGCTCGCGAGCCACATCACGACGTAGACGTAGCGCGCCATCGGCGAGCTCGTGAACGCGAACCGCCACCGCGTACGCGTGCCGCTGCGCGCCGGGATGAGCTGGATCGGTGTCCACATCCCGAACACCTCTTTGCAGCGCCACTTGAGCAGGTAGTTGGTCTGCGAAGTCAGCAGCGCGTACATCGATGCGTCGGGGAAACGGCCGTTGCGAACCCAGGACTTCGCTTGCAGCTGTTTGCACAGCACGAACGGAATGTGGACGGTGCCCATGGCTACGGCTTTCGCGGCCCTTCCTGGCAACGCGCGAGCCCGCGCGTCTCACACGCGCGCGTGACCTCGACGAGCAGCCACGCGACACCGGCGGTAAACCAGCCGGTGCCCTTCACGATGTTGATGCTCGTGACGGCGCCGGTCTGCCATGTCGTGCTGCCGCCGTCGGTCCACGTCGCGTCCACGAAGTTGGCGCCGCGATCGATGTCGATCTCCTTGTCCTCCGACGGTCCACGATCGGCAATCGTCACGCGGATCGAGCCGGCCTCCGCGCCGTAGTGGGCGTTGTTGCGGAACCACGGCGATAGGTCGAGCTTGCGGAAGCAGTCAGGGATGTACGTCTCGGCGGTCAAGAAGAACGGGCGCGCGAGCACGAGCCGCCACTGCCCGGCTGCGATCGAATCGTCCTGATAGCCCGACGCGATCGCGTTGAGCAGGATGGGTGCCGAGATCGGGCACTTAAAATCGGTGAGGTTGTTGTACAGCCGGATGAGATCAATCTCGTGCGCGACGTCGAGCGGCTTGCCATCGCCGTACGACACCGCCGGCGGGATGCACACCGGATCGCTGGCGGTGTTGGGCGTGTAGTGCCCGGGACCATCGGCGAGCGAGGTCGTGTACTGATAGGGCGCGCGCAGGTCCTCGACGAGCGCGTCGGCATCGTCGGCCTGGAACGTGTGCTGACGCTCGGTCGTGCCGACGACGGAGTAGGCATCGTAGGTGATGATGTACTTCTTGGTTGCGTCCCACGCCGGCGTGGAGAGCCCGGTGGTGAGCGTGATCGTGTTCCCGCTCTGGTTCGCGACGGTGTCGAGCCAGGTCAGCGGCGCGTTGGGATCGAGCGCGTCGCGCTGAACGACGCGCACCTTCGTTCCGATCGGGAAGTTGACGGCGTCGGCGGTCTCGCTGGCCTCGCTGAACTTGTGCGCGTAGCAGGTCAGGATCTTGCCGGCGACGTTGTAGCCGCCGTTCGCCTGCGTGTCGTCGATCTGCGCCGCCGGCGCGTACGGCTCGATGCGATCGATGTCGAGGACGATCAGATCGAGCTCGCCCGTCATCCCGGTGGCTTGGCTCGCGTTCGGCGTGAAGCCGCCGATCGAGTAGCGGTGGCTGACGATCATTGCCGGCCGCGTCTGGATGCTGCGCATCCCGGTGTCGGGGTCGCGCGCAAAGTTGTCGGTGAGCTCGACGTAGTCGCCGGGCGCGTAGCCCTCGAAGAACCGGAGATCGATCGAGCGCGTCAGCTTGCGCAGCGGGCGCGAGAACAGCGGCAGCGTCGCAAGGAAGTTGCCGAGCAGGCCGGCGATGCCGCCGGTGCCCGGGATGCCGGTGACGTCGTACGAGTTGCGCGCCTTGATCGTGACGAGCTTTCCGACGCCGCCGGCGTCGTCGACGGCGGTCTGATCCTCGAACGAGATCCGCTTCTGATAGTCCTCGGAGGTGACGTCGAGCAGGTTGCGATTGAACTCGACTTTCACGATCGTCTTCTGCCACTGGTCGGACGTGACCGCAGTCGTGCGGTGATCGTCCTGGTTGCCCTGGGGAGCGGCCTTGTTGTTCTCGTCAAGGCTCGCGATCACGGTTCCCTTGGGCGCCGTCCACGAGCGAAATCCGATCTTGCCGTTCACCCATCGCGCGTAGGCCCAGCGGAGCAGGAAGTCACCGGCGAACAGCTCGCCGAACTTGATCGGCTCGTGAACGATGAGGAGCAGGTCTGTGTTCGCGCTCGGTAGCGTGTCGATGCTGTCGAGATCAACGATCGAACCCGGAAGCGCGAGCCCGAGCCCATAGCCGAGCGTGTCGTACGGGGTGTCATCGTTGTATCCCGTCGTGCCCGTCGACACGAGCACGCGCTTCAAGATGTCGCCCCACGAGCCGGCGACCATGAACACCTGTTTGATCTCGATCTCGGTGGTGTTGTCGTCGGCGCTCACGGAGAAGTCCGCGAGCGATGCGAGCACGGGGTTCGAGCCCGAGAACAGCTGCACGTAAAAACTGACGTAGCGAAACGTCGAGCCCGACTTGGCGGCGAGCACCGTGATGCTGCCGTTGATCTCGAACACGCCCCATTCGAACCCGTTCTGCACGGGCTTCGTCGGTAGGTACGCCCAGTTGTCCCAAAACGTTCCCTGCTCGTCGTAGACGTCGAACCGAAACATATCGATGCTGCTGCTCTCGCGGCGCATCACGAACCGCAGCGGCGCCGCGGGGCTGTCCTCGGTACCGCTGTTGCCGTTGATCCCGGTCACCTGGATCGTATCGTTGGCGACCCCCGGCCAGCCGAGGAACGAGCACATCGTTCGCAGCATGCGGAACTTGACGAAGCCGCCGACCGCGGTCGAGATGAAGAAATTGAGGCGCGTGCGGATGCCGTCGGTCGTGTTGACGATCGCGAATGAGTAGGTCCCGTAGAGCCGGCCTGCGTTGAACTCGCTCGCGATCCACACGTTGATCAAGGTCGTGATCTGCGCCAGCGTGTACGTTCCCTGATTGATCTGGTTCGCGCCGGAGGCGCCGCTTGCGACCACGGTCAGCGCATTCGCTGTGCGATCGGCGATGCCGCCGCCCTTGTTGTCGCGCGCGGTGAACGAGTTTCCGGCGCGGAGGTAGATCCCCTCCTTGATCTTGCCCGTCCACATATCGCGCCCGAGCGAGGCCTCGCCGAGCTCGTCGAGCACGTGCTCGAGCTCGATCACGGTGTGCGGCGGGTTGGTCGCATCCGCGATCGAGACGATCCGACCGGCGTAGAGGCACTGGGCCTCGGCCTGCGTGTTGAGCGTCAGGCTGTCCTCGAAGGTGTGCATCCACAACCCCACCCGCTTGCCGATCCAGACGCGCGGTTGCTCGCTCACCACGGCCGACAGGTTGACGCCGTTGGCGTCGAGGCCGATGCGGTGCCGCTGGCCAAACCGCGGCGCTCCGGTGCCGCCGGCGGCGAACGGGGAGAACATCCCGCGCGTGCACCCGGTGAACTGCGTGGCGGTCTTGCCGGTGTACTTGAACGCCTCCACGCCGATGTACGCAAACGAGCCGCCGAACGCCGATGCGCTCTTCACCGTGATCGGCGTGTCGTCGCGCCCGATCGTCGAGCCGGTGAGGATGCTCTCGGCGCCGGCGTTCTTGCGGAACATGTCGATGCCAAGCGTGTCGGGATCCGATATTCCGCTGTTGAGGTTGCCGTCCGGCGTGATGCGCAGGATCAGCTTGCCGCCGCGCGGCAGCGGATCCCACGGGTCGATCTCCTGCGCGTTGTCGAGCTCGACGTGCAGGCCACCGAGGATGAAACCACCGTTGACGAGCTGGTCGCTCGTCGCCCATGCGGCTTGGACCGGGAACGGATCGCCGTCGGTCAGTAGATGCTTGTAGCCCTCGATCGCGCACACCAGCTGATAGCGCGTCGATCCGGTCTGGAGAGCTTGGAGCGTGGTCGAAATGGTGAACGGGATGGATGCGGTGAGGACGTCCGAGGCCTCCGTGACCGACAGAGATCCCGTGATCGGGTTCCCGAACGGCAGGAGCAGGAACGTCACCGCTCGGTGATTTTCAGTTCCGCCTCGAAGGTGAACGGGTTGGTTGCTCCACCCGGGAACCAGAGGTGGATGATCCCGAAGTGCCCGGGCGCGATCGCGAGCTCGGGCATGCGCGCCTGATACGCGCCGACCGTGGTGAGGTAGCCGCCGCTCGACGGCGGATCGACCGCGCCGAAGTGGATGCTGTACTCGTCGAGCAGGAGCGTGGGTCCGCCCTTGAGCTGCGCGCGTCCGACCTGGCGCGCCTGGCCGGTCGATGCCGGGATCGTCGCGACGGCGCCGTTGGGAAAGAGCACCTTGGCGATGCTCTTGGCGTTCTTGCGCGTGTTCGTGCACTGGATCGCTGCAGTGCGATCGGTGTAGGTGGTGCCGGCCGAGGTCGGGAACCGGTTGCCGGCGTCGATCACCGCGGCCGCCTGGATGCTCGTCGTGGTCGCCGGCGCCGTGCCGCCGATCTGGATGAGCTTGAGGTAGTCGAGGAAGATTGTTCGCCCGTTCGGGTCGCTCTCGGTGTTCTCGACGATCAGAAAAGGGACCGTGTCCGAGAACGTGGTTTGCGTGCCGGCGGCGCCGTAGGCGAGTGTCGTGCCCGGCGTGCTCGCGAGCACAACGAACGAGCTGCACTCGTCCGCCATCTGCTGTTTGCCCGGGTACGCCGGCGCGGTGACGAGCTCGCCGTAGCGGTTGGTCCGGAACATCGCGGCGAGCGTGTCGGCGATGGCTTGCGGGAGGTCGCGGCTGATGCGGCCCCAGTTGAGGACTTCGGTATCGGGGGCGTTGCCTGACATGGATCTCCTAGAGCGTCCCGGTGTGCCGCTTCATCAGCGCGACGAGCTGCTCGAGCAGCTCGATCTGACGCGTGGCCTGTTGGCGCGTTGCGGACTGCACCGGGTGCCCGGCCTCGTCGACGAGCGCGATCGCCTGCACGTAGGTTTCATCGCCGTCGGTCTCACGCACCGTGAACGTCTTCACGGGAACGTTGGCGCTCTGGACAGAGCTATCCGACATCGCCTCGACCGTGCGCGGCCGAGACCAGGCTCCCAACGGTTACGCGTTGCCGCCGGTGATCGACCAGCCCGCGAATGTCATGGTCTGGTTGAGCGCGACGTTGAGCTCGTCGACGACCAGGTCGGGGAGCGGGATGTCGGTCGCGAGCCCGATCGTGCCCTGAATGTGCGCGACGAGCTCGGCGGTATCGAGCAAGCGGAAGTAGCCCTGCACGCCGGCTGCGATCGCGTCGCCCGTCCACACGCCGTTCTTGAGCTTCTGCCCGCCCGAGGCCGCGATCATGTAGTCGACGGGGAGCAGCATCCGGTTCAACAGCGTCCCGGTCGCCGGCGCAGCACAGTTGGCGGGCTTCGCGCCGGTGTAGATCAGAAGCCGCGGCGAGGGCCCGATGATCGTCTCAATCACATCGAGCCGCGCATTGATGATGGGGAGCGAGTACTGCATCAGTCTGGGATGTAGGCGGTGAGCTCGGCGACGTCGATCCGCCAGAGCGCGGTCGTATCGTTGTCGCGCCTGGCCATCACGGTGGAGAGCTCGTTCATGTTGAGATTCCACCCGGGCACGCCGTTCCCGGACTGGCCGTCCTTGCCGACGAGCTGCTCGGTGCCGCCGTAGCCCATGTAGATCTGCACCGGCGCTCCGGGCTTGAACAGATTGCTGCCCTGACGGAGCTGCGTGTCGTCGAGGAATTTCTCCCATGATGCGTTCGCGAGCACGGCCGAGGCCTCGCGGAACCGATCCTCGGGCACGAGCGTATAGCGCAGGTTGCGGTGCTTGATCTTCATCGTCCCGACGAGCGTCGTCGTGTACCCGGTCGGTGACTCGCTCGCGCGGCGATCGGTGAGCTTGGGAGCCATCAACGGATGACCGTCGAGGTTGAGCGTGCAGTTGGGGAACCACACGCCCTTGGCCTGTGCCGGCCCGGTCTGCGCACCGCTCACGCCGACGAGGTTTGCCGCGAACCCGAGCAAATCGCGCAGCGACGGCCCGAATGTGGACGTAGTCCAGTCGATCGACCAGGTTCCGCTCGTGCAGTTGATCGTGACCTGCCCGGTTCCGCTCGTGCCCGTCGACATCGACACCACCCACGTTCCGCTCGCCGGCGGCCGCACCGCGATGAGCCTCGCCTGGATGTGAGCGAGCAGGCTGGAGTACCCGCCTGCGCTCGTCAGGAAGTAGTCGCCGGGCGTCAGCGAGACCACGGTCGGTCCGCCGCCGCTGTTGGTCACGGTGATCGACGTCGAGGACGGGATCGTGATCAGCGCCTCCCAGCGGCCGAGCGCGATCGTCATCAGCTGTGCTCCACGCTCATCGAGCCGAGCGCCTTTCGGACCATGCGCTCGGCCGAGATCTGACGCTGGCGCGGCGAATCCTGCGCGAACGGATCGCCGTAGACGACGATCGCCGTCTGCCCGCCGCCGGTGCTGCCGCCGATCCCGCCGCCGCCGTAGCTGCTGCCGGAGCGTGTCGGCGCGGCCGCGCCTGCGCCGCCACCCCGCCCGTAGTCCGCGCCGCCGTGCCCCATCGCGCGCGCCGCGACCGCCGCGGCCGCGGCGCCCGCACCGAACGCCGCCGCCGCTGCGCCGTGCGCGGCCGCGCCGCCGAAGTCCAGGAGCGCGAGGTGCGCGAGCGCATAGGCGCCCTCCTTGAGCGACTCGATCGCCATCTGCTGCGCGAGCGACTTGAGCGCCTCGCCGATGAACTTCTTGAACGCCTCGCCGGCGGACATCGAGCCGTCGATCCAGGCGCCGAGCGACGCCGAGACCGCGCCGGTGAGCATCTGGAACGCCTTCGCGTACAGCTGGAACTCGCCGACGGGACCGAACGTCTGCTCGAGGAACGTCTTCTGCTGCCCTTGCTTGTGGAGCTTCTGCCATTCGGCGAACGGATCCCGTCCGCCGCGCGAGAGCGTCGCGTCATAGATGCCCTTGGGCGCGAGCTCGCCGCCGGGCCCGTACTTGTCGCCGAGCGCGCCGGCGCTCTCGCCGAGCGAGAAGCCGCCGCTCGGGATCCCGCTCGTGTCGCGAAAGTGCTGGAGGTAATCGTAGCCGCCGATGTCGTATCCGCCCTCGCCGCCGGCGCCCGGCGGCGCGAAGAATGCCGCAGCACCGGGACCGAACCGGCGGATCAGGTCGGCGACGGCGGTGTAGCTGAGCTGTCCGCCTCCGGATCGATTCCACGGATCGTACGGCGCCGACAGCCGCGACATCCCGCTTGCAGCCTCATTCCACTGCCCGGAGAGCGCCGCGGCGCGCGCGTCCATTCCCGACGAGAATTGCTGGTATGCAGCGGATGGCTCGCCGTTGAACGCGCCGCCGATATCGTTGTAGAGGCTGCGTCCCAGATTCACCAGGCCGAGAGCGCCCGTGACGGGCGCCATGCCTACCTTGACTCCGTACTCGATGAGCTTGGGCGCGCCGGGGATCTTCGGGACGTGCTCGGCGATCCAGGCGATGTCCGAAATGACCTGCGCGAACGAGTCGAGCAGCGGCTTCATCGCGATCACGAACTGACCGAGCGCATTCTTCATGCGGTCGATCGAGTCCTGGATCGAGACCGCGGTCGCCTCGACGCCCTCCGCTGCGCTGCGCTGCCCGTCCTTGACGTCGCCGCTCGCCTTCGCGAGCTCGGTCATGATGCGCTCGAAGATCTTCGCGCGATCGGAGGTCTTGTCCATCGACAAGCCGGCCTTGTCGATGAAGATCCCGAGGTCCTGGAGCCCGTCGGTCTTGAGCGCGGTGACGGCCTGGAGCAGCGACTCGTGGACCTTCTCGGCGTCCTTGCCCTGGCGCGTGTACGAGAGCATCGCGCGCTCGACGGTCTCGATCTGCTGCTGGGTCAGCCGGAACGCGCTCGTTTGCAGGCGCGCCGCGTCTCGGAGCAGCTCGGTTTCGCGCTTGAGTCCGAGCGTGGCGGTCTTGAGCCGGTCGATGTTGACGCCGGTCGCCGCGGCCTCGAGGCGCGACCGTTCCATGGCCGATTTGAAGCCGTCCCACGCGACCACGGCGGCCGCCGTCGCCGCGCCGATCGCGAGCGACGCCTTGCCGGCCATGTTGATCGCCTCGCCGAACGCGCCCGTGGTCTGCTTCTGCGCCTCGATCGTGGCGGCCGCGCGCTCACGCTCGGCGCCCTTGAGCTTTTCGAGCTCCTTGAGGTGATCGCTGGCGTCCGCCTTGTACTTCGTGAGGACGGTGTTTCCGAAGTCGAGCAGCCCCATCTAGCGCTCGTCCTTGACCGGGTTCTGGAGCTCCCAGTCCTGCGCGTGGCCCGACTCGCCCTCGAGGATGGTGATTCCGATCAGCAGCGCGCGCGACGGCTTCTCGTCGTCGGCGAACGCGCCGAGCGCGCCCTTGCTCCAGTGCAAGCGCGCGTGGCTGATCTCGAGGACCTCGGGCAACGAGCACAGGTAGCCCGGACAGGTCGCATCGATCGGCGCGTCACAGAACCCGCTCGAGCTCGGCGCCGAGCTCGTGCCGTGCTCGCCGGCGTGCCCGCGCGGCAAGCTGCAGCGCTCCTCGGGCCCGAGCTCGCGGCCCTCGTGCTCCCACGGCGTTGCACCGGGCAACGCGGCCTCGAAGCCGCAGCCGATCCGCTGACGCTCGGTGCGTGGGTAGGTGCTCATGCAGGTGCGGCAATCGAGCAGGTGCGCGACGCTCATGCGGTCGCGGCGCGCGGTTGATTGGAGCCAGGGGAGCAACCGCGAACCCTTCGCTATTTTGGGGGCACCCCCTGGTAGGCGCGCTCGACGACGAATCCGCCGAGCTCGAGCACGACGGCGCGCCCGAGGTTCGGGTTTCCCGCGTCGCGGCCGATGTCGTAGAGCTGGTCCAAACACTCGCGCTTGAGCAAGCGCTGGCCGTCGATGATCTCGAACGCGAGCTCGAGCTTTCCGATGTTGTCGATCTCCTTGATCGCGATCCGGAATGCGAGCTCGAGGCCCTCTTGCCAATCGAGGTTGCGGCGCACTCGCTCACCCTGCATCCAGGTGAGCTTCGTGCCGTGGACCGGGATGAATCGGAAGATCGTGGGCGTCTGTCCGGACTTCGTGATCTGATCCCAGCGCCCGGTTTCGCGAGCGACACGAAGTTTGCGCGTCTTCTCTTCGAGCGCGGCGTTGCGCTCCTTGACCACCTCCTCGCTCGCGCCGTCCGCGAGCTCGGGGACGATCGGCAGATCGAGCGCCGGGTCGCCGCTGAAACACAGCGGGAACTCCGAGATCAGGGACGGTAGCCGCAGCATCGGAGCTCCTTGGCGTCAGGCGAACGCGCCGACCATGGCGGCGCGCTCGCGATCGGTGGTCTTGCTCACGTCCGCGCCGCAGCGCAGGCGCCAGCGGATCCGGTTGAGCCGATCGACGACGACTTGCGCCGGCTTCGGACCGTCGGCGACCGCGTAGGGGAACTTGAACGCGATCGACGAACCATCCGCCGTGCTGCACGAGTACACGACGGAAAAGACGGTGTTCGCGTCCCACTTACCGGGCAGGTCGGGCGTCAGCGTCTGCGCATCGGCGTCCTCGATCCACTCGACGGTGATCATGTCTGGCACGCGCTTGCAGCCCACGATCGCCTGCGCCGCGTTGACGCCGCCGGGGCCGCGCAGCTCGACGACGCCGAGCTGGTAGGTCAGCTGGAACGATCGGATCGAGCGAACGACGCGGGTCGCGACGCCCTGCGTGTTCATGAACAGCGAGCCAGCGCCGACCGGCGCCGGCGAGAACGTCTGTACCGAGAGCGCGGTCGGGAAGGTCGCGATGCTGTAGTCCCACCAGGCGCCGCCGAACGTGATCGTGATCGACGGGGTCTCACCGGTCCCGAGGCCGGCGAACGTGACCGCCTTGGGATAGACGCCGTGGGCTTCGATCTCGAGGTTCGCGGTCTGGAACCGGAACCGGAGCGAGGTGATGTCGTTCGACGTCGGGCTCTCGGACGGCCACCAGTTGGCGGCATTGAACACCACATCGCCGTTGCTCGGGTTACCGATGAGCTCGTTCATCAGCGTGAGCACGCTCGACGAGTGCGAGACGACGCCGTAGAACTGGTGCCCGCCGCGGCCGTCGTTCAGCGCGCCGATCGGCAGCAGCGAGCCGGCGACGGCGCCGTTGGCTGCGGTCGTGCCGGGCGCGGCCTTGGTCCCGGTGCCCGAGAGCGTCGTGTTCGCGGCGCTGAACGCGGCGCCGACGTTGCCGAACACCTTACCGAGCAGCGTCTCGAGGTCGTTCAGCGTGATCGTGGTGTTCGCCGTAGAGCCGTGCCCGTGCAGCCAGAACCGCAGCGAGAACTCGACGCCCATGATCCCGTTGATCCCGGGCGTGATCTCCTGGCGGAACTGGACGGCGCGCTCGGGCGCCAGCTTCTCGCGCATGATCGCGCCGAGGTCGAGCTGGCCGAGGTAGTTCAGCCGCGTGCCGTAGGTCGTGACGGCCTCACCGAAGTTGGTCTCGGCCTCGTAGCAGACAGCGCCGAGCTCACCCGGTCGTGACATGACGCGATCGGGCCCGAGTGCGCGATCGCCCCCAACGATTACGGCGGAAGCGGATCGACCATGTCGAGCTTGTTGAGCGCGGCGATGAGGTCCTGGCGCGCGAGCTCGACCGGGCAATCCTCGCGGTGATTCTCCCCGAAGCAAAGCAAGTCGAGCACCGGGGGCATCCGCGGATCCCACGGCCACGAGCACCGAGCCGCTCGCCACAAGCGCGCGCAGTCGATCACGAGCTGGCGAACGCGCTCGAGCTCGCTCACGGCACCATGCGCCGGTAGAACCGGTACGACGTGCGCAGGATCAGAAAGTCGATCCCGCCCTCGCGCGTGCGCTCCGGGATCTCGTCGCCCATCCATGACGCGTTCGGGTTCTGCGAGCCGGTGAAGTTGGCATAGCCGGCCATCCCGATTGCGTGCTGGATCAGGTGCTGGTCCTCGCAGATCAGCTTGTCTCGCGCGCGCGCGGACGTGACGCCGGCGCGCGCGGTCTGCGCGTACGCGATCTTGATCTCGAACGTCACGACGTGCGCCTCCACGTCGGTATTGCTGCTCTCGGGCGTGCTGTCCTCGCCGGTGTGGCGCACCTGGTAGCGCCGGAACGCGTTCTGTGCGTTGCCCTGCATCGCCGCCTCGAAATCCGCGTCGGCCTCGTCGCGGAACTCGTCGAACTTGTCGCCGGCGAGCGAGGTCGGGACGAGCGCCTTGATCAGCTTCGCGATCTGGTCGCGGATGGCGTCCATCGTCGTCGTGTTGTTGGTGATTACGGGCGCACTCGTCGATCCGACCGTGATGTTGAACGTGCTCACCGAAGGTGTGCCATCGGCGCTCCGGCCGATGTCCGCGCCGTCGACGTAGCTCGCGAAGTACGTGCGAACGTTCCCGGGAACGGTCGCCGAGAAGGCACCCGCGCCGCCGGCGGTGACCACCGTGGCGACGAGCTCGGCGCGGCCTGCGCTGTCGACGGCGAAGATCTTCACCGTCTTCCCATCGGCGGCCGGAACGCTGCCGATCGTGACCGTTCCGGCCACGGTGAACTGACAGGTATGCGACGTGAGCCAGAGGTTGGCTTGTATGCCGGAGGTGGTTCCGACGGTGTGAAGGTTCGCCCAACGTCGAGATGCCGTCACGTCGAGACGATCAGGGAGACCAGCGCGGCGGCGAAACCAGTTGGATGCTACGTGGTCCGCGACCGCAGCTCCCACCGATCCGGTGTTCGTTGTGCCCGTCATTTTCCCGACGAGGAAACCGGCCGCGCTATCTTCGCCGGCATTGCGCTCGGGCCCGATCTGATGCGAGGCCGCGTTCCAGGTCGCAAACACGGTGCGCCTGACGAACGCGCCGTGGATGGTATACGTGCTGTCCGGCAGGCTCGGCGCACTTGGCGTCTGCACCGTTTCGCAGGTGGTGCCCGTGCCCTCGACGTAGGCGTGCACCTGCGACGCGAGCACAGTGCGATTGTGACGGCTCGCGCCGGCGGGATGCTTCCCGCACGTGTAGTTGATCATCGCGACGCCCGTTGTTCCACCCTGCAGGTTGGTGTTCTGCGTCGTGATCGCGACGTCGAACGAGAGCGCGTTCGACCCTCGAGCGATCGCCCATGCGGCCGAGCTGTGATCGCAGCGGTGAACGATCGCGCCGTTGCCAGCGCGAGCGGTGCCGCCATGGGTGTACGTGCGCACGGTTTGCCCGGACGCATTCAAGCGCAGCGCGGTCGCCGCGGTCTGATCGCCGCCATCATGCACGAGCACGCCGCAGCGACGGAGCGCGAGCGTTGCAGGCTCCTGCACGTCAAAAGCCGCCGTCCATCGCTCGGCCGCGCTTCCCGTCGTCGGACGCTTGTCGGCGATGTCGGAAAACAGGTTGTCGAGCGGAACCAGCATGGAGACGTGCTGGACAGCAGAGCTCGCGGTGTACTCGTACGAGATGACATCGATCGCGCCGATGCAATTCATGCGGGTGGCGACGTCCATCGTCGCTTCCCACTTGTGGGCCGCGTTCGTCGCGAGCCCGGTGATGTCGATGATGTCGAGGAAGCGGATCGAGCGGAGCGTGCCAGCCGCGATCAGCGGCGCGCGCAGCTGATCGGCGCCGCCATCGAAGCGGTATTTCGGGGTGATCGTCGACGCGTTGCCCTGGTTGTCGTGGGCGAAGATCACGAGATAGCGCTTGCGCAGCGTGAAGCCGGTGACGTTCTCGAATTCGCCGCCCGATCCGGTGAGCTGGGGAATCTGATTGGTCGGCGCGGGCGCAGTGCCCTCGACGCCGACCTCCTCGTAGGTCCCGGCGGCGGCGATATTCGTAGAATGCGACTGGATTGGGTACCACGCGGTGCGTGCGTACGTCGCCGCGCTGTCGTCGTAGTCGTAGACCACGAAGAGCTCGGCCGTGATGTTGTTGACGTTCGCGGCCGCGCCCGTGGCAAATGCAACTCCGACCTGGACGTTGAAGCTCGCCGATCCCGGATCGTTGGTCACGAAGTATGCGGTGACATCGCGCCAGAACTCGACGGGCCAGCTCGCGGCGTTGTTCGCGACCGTAACCGTCACGTCGAGATCGTCGAACGCGACTGCTCCGATCTTGATCCCGATGCGCACACCGTCGAGGTCTTGCGCGGTGCCGGAGTTGAAGCGTGCGCCGACGCGCACCATCACGCGTCGCATGGTCCGCGTGGTCTCGGGCACGTAGATCGTCTGCGCGGCGAAGTCGTGGCGCGTCGCGGTGCCGAGCGTCGTGTTGGTCGCGAGATCGGTGATCCGCGTGTCGAACGCCCAGCACGTCATCTTCTGCTGCGTGCTCACAGCGGATCTCCACGCTCCTCGGGGGTCCGGTTGTCGTCGTCGCAGATCTGATAGAACTCGCGTGCGACGAGCGCATCGAGATCATCCTTGGTCGCGCTGCGCGTGATGGTATTGAGCACGGCCCCGGACGCGTCGCGCTGCTCGTAGCGGACAAACAACGTCCATGGCGGCACGTTGACGATCGCTGCGCGAATCGACGTAAATGGATCGGTGCAGAGCGCAGCGAGGCGCGCGCGCAGGACATCGATGCGCGGCCGTCCGGGCTCGCGCCACCAGGCGGCAGCAACCGCCTTCACCTCGGCGAGCGTCGGGACGGGCATCGGGACTACGGCGAGCTCGCGCCGTCCTTGCCGGGATGCTTGAGCTTGGCGAGCGCGCTCCTCGCAGCCGCTCGCGCTTCCTCGTCGCTTGTCGCGTGGAGCTGGTCGAGCGCTGCCAGGCGCGCGTCGCGGTGCTCGAGCAGCGCCAGGTCGTGCTCGAGGTCGCTGGCGCGCTCGTACGCGCCGCCGTCGAGGTTCGCCAGGACGGCCGCACGCTCGGGCGTATCCTGGCACGCGAGCACCCGCTCGCGCATCGCACCGTGTTCGATCGTGTTCGACATGTCCGCCTCGGGGTCAGGGGTTTTCGAGAATGCCTTCGTCCCAGTGGACCGTGACGTGCAGCTTTCCGACGCCGGTCGCGCCCCACAGGATCGTGTTGCGGATCAGGAGCCCCATGTTGGTCTTGAGGAACTCGCCGCCCGGCTCGATGAGCGCCATCTCGATCCGCTGGCGCTCGAGCTTGGCGCCAATCGCGCCGGCCCAGAACCCGACGCGCGCGAGCGCATCGGTATCGAGCGTGTGCGTGCCCGCGGTCAGCGCGGCCGCGGCGGCGACGCGTCCGAGCATGAGGCTGTTGGCGTAGTTGTCGCGCTTCTTGCCGGCGCCGGCGGCGCCCGAAAAGTCGATCGCGTTGCCGCCAGTGTGCATCACCGAGAAGCTGCGCAAGATGTAGGCATCGAACCCGACCTCCTGCGCCGCGCCGAACGCGGTCGTGATCAGCGCCTCGAGCTCGATCGCGCGGATGCGCGCGACCTTCACCGTGTCCGTCCACTGGAGCGCGGCGAGGTGTCCCGCGGTCGCGGTGCCGGCGGCGATGCCGGTGATGGCTCCCGTCGTGAACGTCTTCACGAAGGAACCGGTGATGTCGAAACGCTCGGTCTGCATGCTACCTCCGCGTCAAGCTGATCGCGACGGCTGGGGCCGCCGCGCCCGTGGCGTCGCGGATCGGCACGTTGTTGACGAGCTGGACGAATTCGCCGCGGCGCGTGTCGTACGTCTCTTTCGCCGCGCGATAGCGCGCATCGTCGCGGTTCGGCGACGACAGATAGCGCGCGTACTCGGTGAGCTCGACGGCCTTGTAGCGGACGAGCGAATCGAGGACCTCGGCTTCCGCGATCCCGGTGTCCTCGAGCTTGATCGCGTGCAGGTCGATCTTGACCTCGCGGTACGCCTCGGCGATCAGCCGGGATCCCTGGTCGATCCGGTGATCGATCGGCAGGCTGTCGATCCAGCCCGGCACCATGTCATCGACGTTGCGCGGCAGCACGCCGTGGCGCGCGCCGTAGCGCGTGAGGTTGAAGTACGAATCGGCGACGTATGTCACGCCGGCGACGACGTAGACCCAGCGCACGCGGTAGCCGGGGTTGCCCTCGAGATCGTCGAGCAGGTTCGAGAGGTCCGCGGCCCACGTGTTGTCGATCGCGGCCGTGATCCGCGTGCTCTGCAGCGTCGCGCCGCTCGCGTAGTCATTGTGGAGCGGGTGCCGCGCGTACACCGCATCGGCGGCGATCACTTCCTCGACGTCGATCCACTCCTTGCGCAGATCGGCGCCGGTCAGCAGATACACGCGCCCGATCGCCGCGCCCGTTGTCGCGGTGAGCGGAACGCGCTTGGGGTCCGCCTGCGCGGCGCCGGCGACGGCATCCGTGGTCGTGTTCGGATCGGTCTCGATCGTGGGCGCGAGCGTGAGCTCGACCGTGGTATCTGCCGCGTCCCACAGGTGCACGGTCCCGCTGGTGACCGAGCTCGGGCGGCCCTCCGGCGCGTCGAACACGACGGACTGCCCGGCGACGCCGAACAGCACATCTTGGACGGTCCTCACCGCCACGCTCCCAGCAAGCGCACGCTGCGATCGCAGACGCCCGACGCGACCTCGAGGAACGCGACGTTGCGCTCGCCATCGAGCAGCATGCGCGAGAACGGCACGACGCGGCCGTCGTGGAGCTTGAAGTCCCGGCGCGCCTGATGTGCCAGCATGGCGCCCACGAGCTCCCAGGTCAGCGCGAGCGCGAACTGGTCGCCCTGGCGCGCTCGCTCGTGGATCGCGTGGACGCGCGCCTCACGCTTGCAGCGGAGGCATTTGCCGCAGTATTCGCACGGCGAGCTCGCGACCGGCAGCACCGGCGCGATCTGGCGCGTCAGCCCGAGCTCGTCGCGTGCGGCCTCGCGGGCGGCGCGGCCGGCGTTCGGCTCGACGTCCTCGGGCTCGCGCCCGGCCTCGACCCCTGCCCGCTTGCGCGCCTCGAGCCGCTCGAGCGCGGCGCGGTTGATGTCCTCGGCGTCGCGCAGCGTGCCGCCGATCCGACGTTGATGCGCGATCTCCATCGCGAGCGTTTGCTCCTTGACCCACTGCGCATGCCGCGGGTGGCTGGGAGACGCGGCCTCGGGAGGCGCGGTATCAGCCTCGGCGTCGCTCACTTCTTGGTCTTGGGCGCCTCGGGGACGATGGGAGCAGCGGGACCGATCTGCGTCGGCATGGGCTGCGTGGGCATCAGCTTCTCGAGGATGTCGAGGAGCCGCTGGTTCTGCGCGCGGCTCTCGGCGAGCTGCTCGGCCGAGATCTCGAGCTTCTGCTTCTCGATGTCGGTGACGGTGTCGATCCGCGTTGCGCGGAGCGCCTGCTCCTGCGCGGCCCGCTCGCGGCGCGTCGCGATCAGCCACTTCACGTGAGGGCACGGATCGTGGAGGTGCGTGCGCGTGCCGCGCCGCTCGTAGACCTGCGGATCGTCCTCGCACACGTTCTGCAGCTCGGCCGGCATCTCGCGGAACTCGGCCGCGAGCTCGGGCGTGAACGCACGCGCGCCCGAGAGACACGGACACTTCGCGTACTCGACGAAGCCCTCGCGGCGCATGTGCGCGCGCTTGCGATCCATCTCGTCGATCCCGTGATCGGTGCCGAGCTGGAGCGTCTGCACCCACACGACGTTCCCGGTCGGATCGACGAATTCCTCGACCATGCGGCCCTCGGGTCGCTTGATCACGCGCGCCATGGGCTTGCCCTCGGCGTTGCGCGCGACCGCGATCCGATCGCGCGGGGCGTTCTTGAGCGCGTCGTAGATGTTCGTGCTTCCAAACTGAGACATCGCGATCTCCCTTCGTGGTCGGCGCTGCGCGGACTACTTCTGCGGCTTGTCGGCCTTCTCGGGCTTGTCGCTCGGCGGCTTGACCGCCTTGGGCGTAGCGAGCTCGGAGCTCTCGCCGGCGATCGCGGCCGCCTTGCGCTCGGCGGTGTCGATGTCGCCCTGCGAGGCCCAGCGCCAACCGGCATCCGGGAGATCGTTGTCCTTGTGGATCAGGACGAGGTGTCCCGAGGGGTCCACTGCATAGCAGCCCTCGACGACATCGTCGCCGTGGGCGCCCTTTCCGTACTTCGCGATCTTGCTGGCGCTCATCCGGGATCTCCTGGTCTGGTGATCCCGAAGCCCCCTGGCGAGGCCTTCGCTCAGGGGGCTCGAGCTCGGCGAGCTCGCTCGGTGGTCTGTCGTCGGCCTAGGCCTTGGACAGAACCTTCTGACCGAACGTGTTCTGCGTGATCCCCGAGCCCGCGCGCATGGTCATGTTGACCTCGGTCGTGCGCTTGCTCGCGTCGCGCTGGAGCTCGACGCGGAAGTCACGCCGGCGCGCCTTGCCGAGCGCCGCCTTGGGGCGGTTCACCTCGGCATCGCCGCGCACGAAGATCGAGCCGACGACATCGACGCCGGCGTTGGCCGTGTCGGTCAGGCCCTGGCGGTAGAAATCGACCTCCTTGTAGCGGAGGACGAAGCCCTCGGGGTTCATGCCGAGGTCCGGCGAGAACTGCGTACCGATCTGGCGATCGGTCGAGCCCGCGTAGACCGCCATCGACGTGCCGGTCGCCTGCAGCGCGTTGAGGAAATCGCGGCACTGCTTGTGGTCGAGGATGCCGACCAGGGCGCCGGCGGCGCCGCGCTCGGCGAGCGAGTACAGCGCATCGTCGATCGTCGCGATCGTCAGCGCGACGTTGGTCGTGCCCGAGGTGTTCGAGAACGACGCGAACAGCGCGCAGATGTCATCGTTGTACGCCGCCATCAAGATGGAGGCGCCGTCGCTCGCGAGGAACGAGAACAGCTGCTCGGCAGACACCGCGTCCTCGATCGCGTTGTCGGTGGGGTCGCGGCGCAGGCCGTACTCCACGATGTTGAACGAGTTCTCGGCCGTCGACAGCGCGGTCGCGGCGAGGTCCGTCGCTTCCGTCGCGTCGAGCTCGGTGTCCACGGCGGTGCCGTGATCGTTCGGTGAGCCCTGACCCGAGACCCAGCGCGGCACCGAGACGGTGCTCGTGCCGAGCTTGGGATCCCAGCCCGCGAGGAACTGGCTGGGGTTCTGGTACTGCGCTGCGTACGACTGGATGTACGGGCTGATCCACTTGGCGTAGACCAGCTGCGTGAGAGTGGTGGTTGTAGTTTCGCCGGCCACGGCTTAATCGGCCTTTCGGCGCGGGTCGGCGATGAGCTTCATCCTGCGAAGCGATGCGTTGACGTGCTCGCGGATCAGCGTGTTGGCCTTGTCCGGTCCGTGCTTGAGCTGGAGCCGCTCGATGTCGCCGTCCGAGAGCTCGAGCGGGCGCTCGAGCAAGAGAGCGTCGACATCGCGGGCGCCGCCCGGAGCCGGGGGGCCTTTGTCGCTGATCGGCGGCGCGCTGCCCTTCTTGGGGTCTGCCACGTCGTCGGCCTTTGCCTGTTTGTTGTTGTCGGGGGGTGGTGCAGGCTTCTTGAGCCCGGCGTCGTCGAGCCAGCTCTTGATCCAGGACGTGGGATCGTCGGGTCGATCGCTGACGTACGCGTCGCGCATGCGACGCTTGAGGCCGGGACTGGGCTTGAGGCCGGTTTCGTCGAGAACCGACTCGAGCTCGTCCTGGAACTCGTAGATCAGACGAGGATCCGTTTCCGCCTTGCTGCTCTTGGACTCGGGCTTCTTGTCCGAGGACGTCTTCTGTCGCTGCGAAGATCGGCGCTCGCGATCGAGCCGCTCCTTGACGGCGCGATCCATGTCGGCTTGCGTGAACAGCTTCTCGCCGGCCGCTTTGCCGTCGGGCTTGTCGCCCGGCGGAGGATCGTCGCCTGGATCGGGTGGATCGTCGCCGCCGCCGGATCCGGACGGCGAACCGCCGCCCTCTGGTTCCGGTGCGAGACACGGGCCGCGCGCACCGAACATCCACCAGGAGTGGTGTGCTGCGCCGGTTCCGCGTCCTGCGATCTTCGGGTGCTTCATCGTCCGTCCTCGTTCCGGCTGTCGGAGCCGCCGTCGCTCATCGGCCGCGGTTAACCGCCCCGCGTGGCGTGAGGCTTCACCGTCGAGGGGAGCGCGCTCGGTCCCAACAGTTAGGGAGCTACGCGGCGGCGATCGCCGGCGGCGCGCCCGAGTCGCCGCCGGTCTTGCCGCCGCCGGTCTTGCCGTCCGCGGCCGCGCGGCCCTGCGCGCCGTTCTGCTGCGGCGTCGCCTCGCCCGGCGCCGAGCTCGTCGAGCCGTTCAGCCGCATTAGATCTTTCATCAGCCGGACGCGCTCGGTCTCGCGGCGCACGTGCAGCGCGAGCAGCTCCATCGCCTGATCCGGCGTGAGGTCAGGGTTGCGCTGCATGATCTCGTCGATCGTGTCGGTCAGGCCGAGCTCGCGGCGCTTTTCGAAGATCGCATCGCGCTCGGCCTCGGACAGCGGCTCCTGGATCTCGGCGAAGTCCATGCTCCAGCCGTCCGGGCTGAACGCGTACTCCTCGAGGTCACGCCCGTTGACGCCGGCTTCGATCTGCATCATGCGCCGCTCGGTCAGGCGCAGGAACGGGATCCGCTCGGTGCGGAGCTCGCGCAGCGGGATACGGCGCAGGTCGAGCTCGACGCCCGACGTTGCATCCGCGAGCTTGCGCATCGTGGGCGGCACGCCGTGGTTGACGCCGACATCGTCGGCGACGCTGCTCGCCATGTCGCGGAACTGCGCGAGGTCCATCCCGCGATCGAGAGTCGAGCTCTGCACGCCCTCGGGCATGATCAGATCGGTCTCGGTATCGTTGTCCTGGCCGGGGATCGCGCTCGAGGTATCGCCGGTGTGCACCGCTTGCTTGCTCGCGCTCTTGCTTTCCTTGAGGCCGAGCACGTTCAGAAACCACACCGCTTGATGCGCGGCGGTGAGGTCGCCCGACGCGCACGGCGCGAGGAGCTGGCCTTTGGTCGAGGGGAGGCGCGTCGTCGCGAGCACGCCGGGCATGCGGCCGAGCGGCCACGCCTCGAGCGTGCCGGGCACGAGACGGCATGCGCGATCGAGCATGAAGGTGTCGGTGTCCGTCCACACGCGGTAGTGCGGATCGGTTCCCTTCGCCGCGGGGTCCGCCGGCGTCTGATCGAGGATGATCCCGATCAGGAGCGTCGCGTCGCGCGGGTGCGCGATCGCCCAGAACATCGCCGGCGAGACCACGTCGAGCACCGGCTCGCGTTCGCCCGTCGCGGTCACGCGCACGCGGTACTGGATCCAGGCGTCCTCGTGCAGCGCGAGCTTGCGGTCGAGCTCGCGCATCGCCTGGTCGTGCATGACGAGCTCGAGGAACTCCTGGTAGCGCTGATCGCCGGCGCCGATGCGGCGCTTCGCCGGCGCCCGGTACACTGTCGCCTTCTCGCGCACGATGCGGCCGATCACGTTGTTGTATTTGGCCCACGGGATGAGGTCGCGCCGGAGCTTCTTGTTTTTCTCGCTGGCGAACGCGATGTCGATCATCGCCTCGATCCGATCGTCGCCCTGGTTCTCGTAGAACGCATCGCGGATCGCGGCCTCGCACTTGCGGCGCTTCTCGCAATCGTTCTCGACGTAGGTCCGCTTGAGCCAGTCGCAGACGAAGTCCATCGACGCCGCGGTGCCGGTCGCCGCTCCCAGGATGCGCTGCAGGATGCTGACGGTCGCGGCCGCCTGCTCGCCGATCGCGACGCCGGCGTCGCTCACCGTGTACTCGGCCACGTCACGCCGCCTTGCCGCGCGCGCGCGCCCGGACGCGCGCTTGCTGTACCGCTTCCTTCTCGAACGCCCACAGGCCGTTCCCGAGCGCGTCCGGCGGATCGGACTTGTCGTGCTCGAGCGACTTGTCCTCGTCCGGGGCGGTGTCGCTATCGACCGGACGCTCGAGCGTCTCGAACGCCTCGACGAGCTTCGGGCACAGCGGCTGATGCCGCGCATCGCACTCGACGTAGAGGCGCGTGCGCCCGGCGGCGTCGAGCAGCAGACAGTTCACCATCTCGATCCGGTCCTCGTACTTGATCGTCCCGGTGCCCTCGCCTTTCTTCGTGTACTGCGCGGCGCGGATGTTGAGGCCGACGCGCCCGAAGATCCGATAGACGTCGAGTGAGGGCTTGTCCTTGGCCTGGCCGTAGGGGTGCGAGCGCACGTGCGCCTGCTCGGCGCTGGCGCGTTTGTTCGTGCCGAACCGATCGCGGCAGATGTCGAGCACGCCGTGCGCGTGCGTCTCGGTGGTCGCATGGAACGTGACGAGCTCGGCGCGCGCCCACCACACCGGATCGGCGACCCCGGGGAGCTCGTAGGCCTGCAGGAAGATCGACGCCGCCTTGCTGATGCCGGGATCGTTGCCGACGAGCAGCGCGTGCCGCGGGTCGCCGGTCTTGAGCCGGAGCACGAGCGAGGTGATCGGCGTGGCGTGGCTCGGGATCGGGCGGAGGTTCCGCTCGCGGAGCCAGTTGAAGTAGAGCATGTGCTCGGGCGGCAGATCCTCCGCGCCGTAGCGCCGGCGGAACTCGCGATCCGTCATCACCAGGCGCTTCTCGTCGAGGAACGACTTGTGGATGAACGGCGAGCGCGCGATCAGGAGCAGCCGCTTGCGCCAGTAGCCGCTCGACAGCTTGCGCTGCACGAGCGACACGAACGCCGAGCTTTGCTTCGCGGTGCACGTCGCCGCCTGGCGGTAGTGCAGCGTGCCCGAGCGCGGATCGATCTTGGCGTTACGGCCGCGCGATTCGAGGTCCTCGTCGGCGTCGAGCTGGTCCTGGAGCTCGTCGCGGCCGCAGCCCGACCAGCCGTAGCCTTGGCCGGGCGAACCCTGCGCCTCGCTCTGCCGCTTGGTCGAGAGGAACTGCACCTGATGCCCGTCGCAGAACGTGAGCACCTGGTCGTGCTTGTTGTACGTGAACCATGCCGGCGGGTAGAGCTCACCCATCGCACGCAATACGTGCTTGAGCCGGCGCTTCGTCGGAGCCGACTGGCCGAGCTCGCGCTTCTCGCCGACCATGTCGAGCCACCACAGGTAGTGCAGCATCGCGAGCACGTGCGTCTTACCGGCGCCCTCCGAGCCGTAGATCACCTGCCCGGGGATCCGCGGATCGTCGTGGAGCAAGACCGCTTCCTGATCCTCGCTGCAGTACCAGGTGGCCGGATCGCGCGTGCCGGCGACGAGCCGCGGCGGGTTCGCGCGCGTGTCGAGCAAGCCGCCGAACAGGTGCTCGCGGAGCACGCGCAGGCGCGGCTTTCCCGGGATGAGCTCCTCGCCATCCTCATCGGCAACCACGACGCGCAGACGGACGCCGACATCGACGAAGCGATCGGCGCCCTCGACGTCCTCGCGGATCTGGCGCTCGAGTCGCTTCTCGCGCCACGTCAGATCAGTCTCCATTGCGCACCTCGAGGCCGCGACGACGAGCGCCATTCCGAGGAAGCCCCACAGCGTGAGCACGACGAAGATCGAGATCTCGTCGGCGAGATAGCTCCGATGTCGCTTCAATTGTGGCCTCCCCGTCGGCGGTGCAGAGCGCGTTGACGGCGCTCGAGCCGCGCGATGTACGCGCGGCGCTCGCGCGTGGCGTTCAGCGCCTGCGCGGCGTTGTAGAACTTGAGCGCAACCTCGTAGCCCTTGAAGGCGGTTGCGTAGTTGATCCGGCCCTTGCGCTTGCCGCCGTCCTCGAGAACGACGAGCGCGCGCGCCCACGTCTCGATATCCTTGGCATCCGCGGTCAGCCGGCGCTCGAGCTCGGTCGAGGACAGACATCCCTCGGGCGGCGCGTCAGGCACGTCGAGCTCGAGCTCGAGCTCGGGCCCGGGGTCGGTCTTGCACTTCGCGCAGATCTCGCGACCCTGGCGGAAGATGACATCGTGCCGGGCACAGCGGATACGATCGCCGTCGAGCGGCTCCCAGTTCACCCGTGCAACGGTTGGCGACGGACGAGCAACCCCCAACGATTATGGCGATGTCCGGCATGCACAACACCGCCACCGTGCCTCCGGAGGCAGTTCCGGTCTCGATCGTGTTTCGCGGGTTGAAGCCAGGCGAAGAGCCGAGTGTGGAAGTGACGTACGCCGACGGGAGCCGGCGCGTGTTCTCGGCGTCCGATCGTGGAGCAGAGCTGTACTTCGGTCAGCTGTTCGCGCCCGGTGACGCGTGACGAAGGTGCGGATCGGGCAGTCGTTCGAGGCGCGCGGCGCGCATTCGAGCGTCAGCTGCACGGCTGAGGGAATCGAGGTCGAGCTCGACGAGATGACACTCGCGCAGCGCCCGGCGCGTGCGCTGCTCGAGGCGATCGTGACCGGGATACGGGCGATCTCGGAAGCGGCGGCGCCGGCGACGCTCAAGCGGCGCGCACGCGCCGGGATCACCGGGTCGCGCCTATTCAACGCCAGCGGCCGGCTCGCCGAGCTGCTCGGCTTGCGCGCCGACACCGCGAGCAAGAGCTACGACATCACGGCGCCGCCCGATCGGCTCGACCTGCACACGTTCGGCGGCGAGCTCGGCAAGGTGATCGAGCGCCTGCGCGAGCTCGTCCCTGCCCTGCGCGCTCCGCTCGACGTGCCAGCGTTCAAGAACGCGCTCGAGCAGACCGTCACCGCGATGTTCCGCAAGGTCCGCTAGGGCGTCACGCGCCGGTGCCGGGCTCGCATCCGATGGTGAGTCTCGTCGACGCGGTGCTCGTAGGCTGGAACGCGCTCGATCTCCCATGGCCCATGGACGCAGAGATCGAAGTGATCCCTGTTGGGTCCGATATCCCGGCGCGCCCGACGGATCAGCATCCGCTCTCGGGACGTCACGAGGACCTCGTACGCTTGCGCTCGGCGACGTGCTCGGGACACAGGTAGGCGCCGCCCGTGGGCTTCTTGCACCGAACGCACTTGCGCGCGCGCCGGCGCTTCTCGTAGCGATTCGCGGCGTTCTCGCGCAGCCGCTTCCGGCACGTCGCGCAGGTGCTGTTGCCCGGCGTGGCGCGTCGCTTGAGGCACACGGCGCACTTGCCGGCCGCGGTGCGCGCCGCGCGCGTGGTCGCGTTGCTCGTCACGTCGAGCTCGATTAGACCACGTGGCGCTGTAGAAGCGCACATCAGCGCGATCCCTCGATGAACAGTACATCGCCGGCGCGTGTCGGCCACTCACGCGTGATGAGCTGGCGGGATCGGAGCGCGCTGAGATTGTTGTTGAGGCTCTTGCTGTTCGGGTGCATCCCCAGTTCCTTGGCGAGCTGCTCGCGTCCGAGCTTGCCCGGATACCAGCCGATCAGGAGCTCGAGGATCTGGCGTTGCTTAGGGGTCAGCGGCTTGAGGATGCGCGCGCGCGCCTCGTCCTGCGTCGGGATGTCGATCGTCGCGGCGGCCGCGCGGCCCTTGTCGGTCAGCGTCACGCCGTCGACGAGGCCGCTCGAGCGCAGCGCGCTGAGGTTGTTGTGGAAGCCCTTGCTGTTCGGGTGCGTCCCGTACCACGCCGCAAGCGTCTCGCGGCTCGCTGCGACGCCGAGTCGCTCGAGCAAGGCGATCGTGTCGAGCAGGCGCTGCTGTGCGGGGACGATGCCGCCGCCGGGGAACGACTTGGCAACGCGCTCCTGTAGCGATGGCCGAGCTGGTTCGCGGGGCTCGCGTGAGGCGCCGATGCGCCGCGCCCCTTCCTTGTACGTCGCCGCGATTGCCTCGCCGAGCGCACGGTCTCGCCGTTGCTGCTCGGTCAGCGGCGGCGCCGGCGTCGGGCCCGACGGGCGGCTCCAGGCCTCCGCGATGTGGAGCGCCTTGCGGACCTCGACGGTCTGCGCGTGCACCTGGTCGAGCTGCTCGCGGAGCCGTGCGTCCAGGAGCTGGAGCTTTGCGGTCAGGCGCTCGAGCTTCTTGATGTGCTTCTCGTCGATCATGCGCTTCTCTACGATCTTCGTCTCGACCTTGGCCGGCGCGCGGCGAGCGGCCGCGAGCTCGCGCTCGAGCTCGGCGACGCGCGCACTCAGCGCTTTGGGATCCGTAGCCCGCACTCGCTCAACGGTCTCGCTCATGATCGCGCCGAGCCGCGCGAGATCGATCTCGGCGAGGACTTTCGCCTCGTGCTTGCGCCATTCGCCGGGGACCGGCGTCTTGCCGCTGTCGAACGTGCGCCGCTCGCGGATCTTCACACGCCTGAACAGGTCGCGCGCAGGCGCCCACACCCATGCCTCGCCGCGCGGCAGCGAGGGCAGCGACTCGAGCATGTCGGCCGCGCGCTTCGGATCGGCGTGGACCTTGACCCATTCGCCGATCGCATCGAGGTCCTTGGGGTGGTTGATGCCGAGCGCGACCAGCTGATCGGCCTGGCTGAGAACGTTCTTGTTGAGGACGGCGGCGCGCTGCGTGATCAGCGTGCAGCCGATGCCCTTCTTGCGCCCGCGCCGCACGACGTCCTCGCAGGCGCCGAGCGTTTTCGCTTCCTCGCCGAACGGCTTCTGCGGTGCGAACACGTCCGCCTCGTCGATGAACAGGTGCATCGCATGGCGGTTCTTGCGATACAGCGTGTCGAGGAACGCGGCCACGAACCGCTGCTCCTCGCCCTTGCGGAGCAGCTCGGTGCACAGGATCGCCGAGAAGTGCTGATCGGCGATCGCGCGCGCGAGCACCTCACCCGCGGTGTGCTCGAGCGGCAGGTCGCCATGGTCGCCGCCGATCACGACGATGGGATAGCCGCGCGAGCGTCCGTCGGCACTCGAGCGCAGCCCCCACCAGGCATCGGTCGGGTCGATGACCACGACTTGCTGACCGGCCTCGAGCAGCTCCTCGGCCTCGACGCTCGCCGTGTAGCTCTTGCCCTTTCCTTTCTGCGCCAGGATCGCCTGCGTCGAGGTGACGAAATCGAGCGCCAGGTCGAGCCCGCCTGCGATGTGGAGCTTCGTCATGGCGCCTCCGGTCGGCACACGATGTAGAGGACGCTGAAATCGCCGACCCGGCACGTGAGCAAGTTGCACGTTCCGGGCGTGACGTGTCGGGCCTCGCAGATCTGGACGGCCGCGCCGTCGGGCATGTACTGACAGCAATCGAAGCCGCGCGGCTCGCACGCGATGCCATCGCATGCGCAGCTCGGCGGTTCGGGGTTGAGCGGACCGTCCGGATCAGGGCAGACGGGATCGAGCCCGCCGCCCGGCGGGACCAGGGCATCGCCGACGCAGCCGAGGTCAGCGCACGACGGCGCGGGCTCGTCGGGTGCGGGCAGGTCGTCGCCGCAGCCCGATAGCGTCACGAGCGCGAGCGCGATGATGATCCCGAGCGCGAGGCCGAGGAACTCGGGGAGCGCGGCGTAGAGCAGATCGAGAAGCATGCGTCTCATGGTTAGAGCCTCCCTGCGTTGATGGCGTCAACGAGCGTCGCAGTCGCGCGCTGCAGCTCGTCGGCGGCCGGCGGATCGCTGAGTCGCAACATGCGCAGCGCCGGCGAGACAGCGCGGACGAGACGCTCGGCGCGGATGGTTCGGATCTTTTTCATGGTCGTGGTGCTGTGGTCGGGCATATCTTCTATATAGCCACGGCTCTATAGAAGCACAACGCAGATCGCGACGAGCGCGCGCCCAAAAACGGCACGACTCCCGCAAGTTGCGAGAAAACGAAGTTTTCAGGAGTGCGCGAGGTGTGGCGCACCTGGCCG